CAGGGTTATTCCGTGCGCCAGATTGCGGAGACGCTCGGACAGAAAACGCCAACCGTGCAGAGCTGGAAGCTGCGCGACGCGTGGGACAACGTCGCGCCCATCAGTCGCGTTGAATCCAGCATGGAAGCCCGGCTGATTCAGCTCATCATGAAAGAGGTAAAGGGGAATGGTGATTACAAAGAAATAGACGCGCTCGGCCGTCAGATTGAGCGTCTTGCCCGCGTTGAGCGCTACCGCAGCAGCGGCAACGAGGCCGACTTAAACCTCAACGTGCGCAACCGCAATAAAGGTGAGCGCCAGCCGGTAGTTAAAAACGAGTTCAGCGACGAGCAGATCGACAAGCTGACCGGCGTGTTTATGGATAACTGCTTTGAGTATCAGCTCAACTGGCACCGCGCCGGGCTGACTCACCGCATCCGCAATATCCTGAAGTCGCGCCAGATTGGCGCAACGTTCTACTTTGCCCGTGAGGCGCTGATCGATGCGCTGACCACCGGGCGCAACCAGATTTTTCTTTCGGCCAGCAAGGCGCAGGCCCACGTCTTTAAAAACTATATCCTCGACTTCGCCCGCCAGGCTGACGTTGACCTGAAAGGCGATCCCATCGTGCTGCCGAACGGCGCGCGCCTGATATTTCTCGGTACGAACGTGCGTACCGCGCAGAGCTACACCGGCAACCTGTACCTGGACGAATATTTCTGGATCCCGAAATTCCAGGAGCTGCGCAAGGTTGCCAGCGGCATGTCGCTGCACAAGAAATGGCGCACGACCTATTTTTCCACGCCGTCGGCTCTTTCACACAGCGCCTATCCGTTCTGGTCAGGCGAGCTGTTTAACAAGGGGCGGCGCAACAGAGATGATCGCATCGAGATAGACCTGTCGCATTCACACCTGGCGAAAGGCGCGCTGTGCGGTGACGGGCAGTGGCGGCAGATCGTGACGGTTGAGGATGCGCTGACCGGCGGCTGCAACCTGTTCGACATTGAGCAACTGCAGCTTGAATACAGCCCGGCGGAATATCAGAACCTGCTGATGTGTGATTTTGTCGATGATGAGGCGAGCGTGTTCCCGTTTACCGAGCTGCAGAGCTGCATGATCGACAGCCTGGAAGAGTGGGAAGATTTTAACCCGTACCTGCCGCGCCCGTTTGCATACCGGCCGGTCTGGATCGGGTATGACCCGTCGCACACCGGCGACAGCGCAGGCTGTGCGGTAATCGCGCCGCCGCTCGTTGCGGGCGGTAAGTTCCGCGTGCTGGAGCGTCACCAGTGGCGGGGCATGGACTTTGCCGCGCAGGCGAAATCTATCGAGGACTTAACGAAAAAATACACCGTGGAATATATCGGCGTGGATGCCACCGGCATCGGCCAGGGTGTTTTCCAGCTGGTACGCCAGTTTTACCCGGCCGCGCGCGAAATCAAATACTCACCGGAAGTGAAAACCGCAATGGTGCTGAAGGCGAAAGACACCATCAGCAGCGGGCGGCTTGAGTATGACGCCGGGGCAACGGACATCACGCAGTCGTTTATGGCAATCCGTAAAACCATGACGGCCAGCGGCAACCGCTCAACCTACGAGGCGAGCCGCAGCGAAGAAGCCAGCCATGCTGACGTCGCCTGGGCAATCATGCACGCACTGTTAAACGAACCGCTTACCGCAGCCAGCGGCGGCGCTAATCCCTCAATTCTGGAATTTTACTGATGAGAAAACGCAGAGGCCGCAAGGCTCACACCGCCACCGCGCAGCCTGTACAGGCAACCGCACCGCAGCAGNCGCTCAACCTACGAGGCGAGCCGCAGCGAAGAAGCCAGCCATGCTGACGTCGCCTGGGCAATCATGCACGCACTGTTAAACGAACCGCTTACCGCAGCCAGCGGCGGCGCTAATCCCTCAATTCTGGAATTTTACTGATGAGAAAACGCAGAGGCCGCAAGGCTCACACCGCCACCGCGCAGCCTGTACAGGCAACCGCACCGCAGCAGCACGCCGAGGCGTTTACCTTTGGCGATCCGACGCCGGTCATGGATAAGCGCGATATTCTGGATTACGCCGAGTGCATCGGTAACGGGCGCTGGTTTGAGCCGCCGGTCAGCTTTAGCGGGCTGGCTAAGAGCCTGCGCTCGGCTGTGCATCACAGCTCGCCGATTTACGTAAAGCGCAACATTCTGGCATCAACGTTTAATCCGCACCCGATGATGAGCCAGCAGGAGTTCAGCAAATTTGCGCTGGATTATCTGGTCTTCGGCAATGCCTTTGCCGAGCTGCGCCGCAATGGCCTGGGTAAGCCGCTGCGCCTTGAAACCACCCCGGCCAAATTTACCCGCAGGGGCGTGAAGGACGGCGTTTACTGGTTTGTTAACGACTGGAAAGAGCCGCACGAATTTTCGGCTGGCAGCGTGTTTCACCTGCTGGAGCCGGATATCAATCAGGAGCTTTACGGCCTGCCGGAATATCTCAGCGCGCTTAACTCCGCCTGGCTGAATGAGGCGGCAACGCTGTTCCGCCGCAAGTATTATCAGAACGGCGCGCACGCCGGTTACATCCTGTATATGACCGACGCGGCGCAGAGCAGCAGCGACGTTGACCGGATGCGACAGGCGATGCGCGACACGAAAGGGCTGGGTAACTTCCGCAATCTGTTTATGTACGCGCCGAACGGTAAGCCGGATGGCATTAAGATCCTGCCGCTCAGTGAAGTGGCTACGAAAGACGATTTCTTTAACATCAAGAAGGCCAGCCGCGACGACCTGTTAAGCGCGCACCGCGTGCCGCCGCAGATGATGGGGATTATCCCGGATAACTCCGGCGGGTTCGGCGACGCGGTGAAAGCGTCTCAGGTGTTTGTGCGTAACGAACTGACACCGCTGCAGGAGCGGATGAAAGAAGTAAATGCATGGATAGGTGATGAAGTGGTTACATTCAAACCTTACCAACTTACTTAACCTTATCTGGATAATTACACCGCATTTAAGTAAGTGAAATACTTGCCAAAACCCTAAAAAGTCAAATTGCATTGATTTTTAAGGGTTTTATTTTTATTGAGGTAAAGCAAGATGAAATTACGCATCTGTAATTTTGGAACCACTGTAAAGGAAATGTTGCCATTGCTTTCTCGACCTGCTATTGATTTATGCACCAAAAAAAGAAGATATATTTGAGTTAAGGATGCCTCATGGCTAATTTTGTTTTCAAAAACAGCGATCAGATCGGTAGTCTGGATGCAGAGTCTGATACATTTTTAGAAGAGTGTTTTTTAGAATCAAATGTTTATGAAACCTTAAAGAAATTTAATAAGGACGTTGATTTCACGAAGCGAATTATTGTAGGAAGGACAGGTTCAGGAAAAACAGCAATACTTAAAAAGTTAGCCCAAGATCCTATAGTCAAAAAGCATGCCGTAATAGAGGCCGAATCAACGGTTTTTGAACATATTAATAATAATGTATTTATCTCTCAGCTTTTAAATAACAATATCGATTTAAGAGTTTTTTATAAGTCTCTTTGGATTCATGTCCTTATTGTTAAAGTTATAGAAATGACTTTTGTTAGCAATAAATCGTTTTTTGAGAAAATGCAAACATTAGTCACCAGCAAAAAGAAAAGATACAATCTTGAACTAGCTCAAGAATACGTTTCTAAATATAGCGGCAACTTTTTCAATGATAAAATAGTCTCAGAAATAACTGAAAAAATGCAGCATGAACTGAACGGATCGATTGGAAACGGATTAGCAAAAGCCTCCGGTAAAATGGTTGATGAAGTAGCTCAGAAGATACAAACTGAAACAGCTCGATATGTCAGCAGCGAGTTACTCAGGAAGCAGAAAGAACTTATAAAGATAATCACTGAAGAAACTGCAGATGAAGGTCAGAACAGAATTATTATCAGCATTGATGATTTAGATAAGTCATGGCTCAGTAGCAGCAGCATTCGCTATGACTTCATAAATGCATTGTTAGATGCATTTAAAGAGTTAATTGATTTGCGCTCAGTGAAAGTGTTAATTTCGATCAGAACTGATATTTTAATGGGCATTTATAAAACCAATCTTCGGCAAGAAGAAAAAGATAGATCGCTTATAATTCCAATTGAATGGAAAAGGAAAGAGATTTTTGAAATATTAGACAGGCGCATCAATTACCTTATAAAACATAAATACGCAGGTAAAACGAATGTAACATTCTCGGATATTTTTAATTTCAAGGTAAAAGACACAGAAGCTTCAGAGTACATAGTTGAAAGAACCATGCTTCGCCCACGTGATGCCATAGACTTTGTTAATTATTGTTTAAATCAGGGTGATGGTTCAACCTCTATGAATGAGGATTATATATTAGAGGCTGAGGAAAAATATTACGCCTCACGGAAAACCGCAATAAACAAAGAATGGCTTAGTAGATTCAAGCACATCACAGATTATACAGATAGCTTAGCATTATTAGATAAGCAAGAGTTTTACAAATCCGATATCACTGAAAAAATCAGTGAGATTCAAGAGTTTTTGATGTCAAAATCTCATCATGATGATGATACCTTTGATGATAGAGTTGCAACAGACTTTAACTCTTTATTAGATGTGTGGTTTACAATTGGCCTGATAGGCATAAAGAAGACTGATTCTCTGATAATATTTTCCTCATTTGATAAAACCAACTTAGATATAAGTGATTACAATAAGAAGTTCTATATTCACCCCCTGTTCTTTAGAGTATAAAAAAACGGCCCGCTTGGGCCGTTTTACTAAACTAATCATGAGTGTTTTTCAATTACGAGATCAACGCCTTCATTGAGCAGTTCATTGATTGAAACACCATGCGCCTGAGCAGTTACGGCCAGCGCCTGATGCCTTTCTGGCGTCAGGCGGGTAGTCACCTTGCCGCTGAATGTTTTATACGGCTCGATATCATCCTTGCGGCATTCGTCGAGAAAAACCGCCAGTGATGTTGAACCCTCTTTTTTCAGCTCTTCGACGCTGTAAGCGTAGAAATCAGCGCCGCCGTTCAGGCCGACAAACTCCCCGCGAAACATTTCGATCTCAGGGTCAAAGGTGATGACGGCCAGATGGCCGTCGATTTTAAGTGTATTGTTCATGGTCTGATTCCTAAGCTATCGAGCCATACCCGGATGGAGTTAACCGCCCCCTTGTCAGTGGTTGGTCTGGGGTGCGGCCTGTGAAAGATTTTCTTTTGCCCTTTCAGCAGTACCGCAATCCTTGAACCTTCCCTTTCGTGAACCTCCGCACCGAGAGCGATAAAAAGAGATTCAATATCACTCCACTTTATCGAACCGCTAACCGGCCGGGCGAACACATCTGACAGCGTTTTCTGGTGTCGTTTGTTCATGGGCTTATAGTATCACAAAGTGACACCACTGCAAGCCTTTTATGGTATCACTTTATGACACCACTCAACCGCGCATTGATGACATGCAGCACACGTGAGTATAAGCGCCTCTGAGGCGATGGTTTGTCGCAACCGGCTCGGGGTGACATGGAACCATAAAACCGCACAGCGAGGCGCTGACGCACGCTGCGGCATACATGTTTGCACCCTCAGCGCGCAATGCTATCCCCGCCACGCCTGCCCGCTTTGTGCATCGCTTTTAATGCAGTTGCATGTACCTCGCAAAACACCGCCATTACTGGCGCTGCAGGGTGTTTCAGTGCTTCAGAAATTAATGCGAATCCATGCACGTTATGCATGCATGGCTCATTTACGGGTTACAGAACCCGAATAATCGGAGTTAGCAGCGCTTCCATAGTTCAACTGCTGCATGTAAATGATGCCTTCACGAAGTGAAACAGGGCGCGGTAACTCGAACATAAAAACAAAATCGTAAGTCCTGCCGAGCCAGAATCCTCCGCCAGCCTCTTTTGGACGCTGAAAGAATACCCAGCCGCCGGAATGGAAATACTCAAGGTAATCCCCACGATAAACGATCTGATAATTAGTGTCTTTTCCGGCCATTTGCTAACGCCTCGCAATGCTCGTTGTTCAACCGTGCTGCCGCCAAAATCAAGATTTTGGCATCAGCCCGATTATCAATGCAGCCAGCTGTCATCTTCCCAGACGTTCTGAAGTAAATCATTCAGCCTGCGACGGTCTTCATCAACTTTTACACCAGGCATTTCAATTTTGGTGTAACTACCCTGCCGCACCTGTACTACTGCATCAGGAAACAGCGCAGTTACACGTTTATGCACTTCTTCCCGGAAAGCATCTACCACCGACTGGCTGATTTTCTGATTCTTATCGAGCATGATTTCAATACGCATCATTTCTCTGCCTCGATTTTATTTATCAATCGGCACAGCCGAAAATACGACCGAAAACTGTTGATTAGCCATTGAAGTGTTACGTGCCAATTCAGCGATGAGATTTAAAGCGATCACTCTATCCTGCTCCCTACAGATCCCTTCAGAAGTAAGCCGCGCAATCAACTCTACCCGCTCAAGCATTACTCGCTCTTTTAAACCGTTATCCATGTGCCCTCCCCACTAAAAACACTGTCTATTTATACAGTAGCACAGCATTTACAGGTTGAGGAAGAAAAATGTCCCAGCCAATTTAATTTTTTATCTAGCTGATAAGGAACATTTTTATTCTCGACTCATCATAAAACTAAGCTTGCCAGTAAACTTAGTGATGTGAATGCCAGCTACTTAAGATTTTCCAACTTCAGCGCAACATTATTCGCTTTTTGTACGGTGCTTTTCTGCTAAACGGTTGAATCGTTCTAATACAAAAGTCCTCTTCGGCTCCAGTATTGGGCGGGCCAGTTCTCCATTAGGTAGGCTGCGGAACATTTGACCGGCGATTTTAGTCTGCGTGCCGCTAATCAGACGCACGGCCAGCCCGCGACTGATGGTTTCACCACTTAAATCTTTCACCTGGGCTATTACGCTGTCGCACGCAGCTTCGATTTTGTCAGACCTCCTCAGCTTCAGATGCCGCTTTTCTGGCTTCTGCGCTCTTATCCGGCTTAAAAGCTGACGCCGCTCCTTCCTGCTCATGCCGTCCAGGTCGATTTTTTCGAAACTTTCCGGTGGATTTGAATCCTCAGATCTCAAACCTCCCGTACAGTTATTGACAGAACTCCGAGAGGACGCGGACGCGTCCTGAAATTCAAAAGCCAAATCAACGGCACGTTTCGGAACAATCTTCCATTGCATCAGACGGGTTAAAATTGGCGTATCGTCACCAACTTCGGTTGCGTAAACACCCTTGATACGCACGGTTTCCTCGCCGTACTCATTCACGTCTTCGCTTGCCTGATACCAGGTGCGCACAGCCAGATCGTCGCGGCGTACGAACGGCCCGCCCTGCGCGTTAACGTATCCGGCCCAGTCTCCTGCGTCGGCGGCGTCATGCGCGGCCGCAAACTCAACGCTCAGGCCGTGCGCGGTTTCGCTGTCTGCCATGCGGCGCAGCTCGCGGTAAACCGTGACCGGCGCACCGCCCACAAANTCAACGCTCAGGCCGTGCGCGGTTTCGCTGTCTGCCATGCGGCGCAGCTCGCGGTAAACCGTGACCGGCGCACCGCCCACAAACTGAAACTGCCGGATGTGCCAGCGTGCCGCCCAGGCAGAAACGGCCGAGGCTGTTTCTTTCAGATCTTTTCCGCTCTCGTCGTCTGTCTCGCCGTCCAGTGCATAACCATCAATATTTTTGGAAATGTATTTAGCAACGTAACCCGTTGCGCTGCCTTTCTCCGGGTCGATAGCCTCGGCGTGAAAACGCGCCTTGCGGGCCTTGTCTGTCGTCAGCTCGCTGCTATCTTCCTGCCAGGCGTAATCGCGCATAATTTCGCGCACGCGCTCAGCCTGTTCAGGGCGCATAAACATAAGCATGTGCCAGTGTGGGGTCGCATCATGATGAGGCTCAGCAACGCGGATCCCGAAGATGCGGATTTCTTCGCGGTGCAGCTTGGCGCGGATTTTCTGCCAGACGCTGCAGAGATAACGTTGCGTATCGGCCGGGCTGGCACCGTTCCATTTGCGGTTACGATGCCCGGTTTTGATTGTGGCGTGATAGCGCGCCGGGGCGGTCAGCGTGTAGAACTCGCCTATAAAGCCCATTTCATTGCAGATGTTTTCGAAGCCACGAATGCGGGTCATCAGCTCGCAGCGGCGGATCGCCGGGTTGGCCACACTGCCGTCGTATTTCTCGATCAGGCTGATGCGGTTGCCTTCCTCGTCTTCCAGCTCCATTCCTTTCAGAAATTCACGGGTGCGGCGCTTTTGCTCGCGCCACTCTGAAACGGTCATGCTGCTGGCGTAGGGGGTGTGCTTTTTGCTGACGTTAGCCAGGGCGATTTGAAGATGTTCACGCCATGATGCAGCCACGCGGCGCAGTCGGCCCTTCCACCATTTTTCCGTCTGCATACGCATGATCGCCGGGGTAACTTCCTCCGGGTCAAACAGTCGTGACGTGACTTTATCCCATAATGGCGGCGTCTGGCTCAGCTCATGAGTGATGGTGGCGGCGGTCATGTAAACGCGGTGCGTGTATTTGTAATCTGACTCATCGCTGGCCTGCTCGTGTGCCTGTACCAGCTCGGCGAGGATGAAATTAGCAACATCTCCGGCAAGCAAATCGACGTCGGCGCGAGCCATATCCGGCAGGCGGTTAAAGCGGCGCATCAGTTCCCAAAGAGTGCCGCCCGCGCTGGCCGCACCTGCCTGTTTAGTGGCATTGCCTGCCAGCAGGTTAAACGTGCCGTGACTCATTTCACCGAGGCGATATTGAGCGTTAACGGTTTCAACGCGTGGCAATGTGCGCTCAACGAAAGTTTTCGTTAAGTACGCATTGGCACGATCAATACCCTGTGTTTTTTCCAGCTCACTGACCCGGCGCTTTACGTCGATCTGAATCAGCGTCGGCTGCTTTTCGAGTAGTTCCTGCGCACGCACTAAAGCCGCAATCATCTGACTGCGGCTGTGCATTTCCTCATAGGTGGGGTACGGGCTGGCGATGGCTTCCCGTGGAGCATTCCACGGGTAAGCGTATTCCTGAATCATTGAGCCGCCAGCTGTTCTGCAGACCGTGCAACAGGATTGCGCACGGCGATGATTTCTGTTGCGCGCTTGCTTTTACCTGCAGCAACGCCAACCGAGCGGGCTACGCTAATACCGGTGATATCGAAAGCGCGAAGAATGCTGCGGGTGTAGAGAGTGTCGCTATTAGAAACCACAACCGGGCAGCGCTCCGAGACGTCAAGCAACATGCTGACCAGATCGTGATGCTCATCTTTGTCAAAACCTGCAGAGTGATATTCCGCGAACGTACCGTCATAAGGCGGATCGCAATACACCACATCGCCAGCTTTGGTCAGGCGCAGCGTTTCGCGAAAGTCAGCGCAGATGAACGTCGCGCGCTGCGCTTTCTTCGCGAATGCTTCTATCTCAGCCAGTGGGAAATATGGCTCTGCGTAGTTACCAAACGGGATGTTAAATTCACCACGCTTGTTATAGCGGCAAAGACCGCGATAGCCATTGCGGTTCAGGTACAGGAAATAAGCGGCGCGCTCCAGAAGAGGCAGCGACGGATCATGATTAAATGCTTCACGCACAGCGTAATAACTTTCGCCGGTTCTGTTCTGAATAAAGAGGCTGGCCGCAATAATGATAAACGGGCGGGTATGCTCTTTTATCTGGCGATAGAGATTGATGAGATCGGGATTTATATCCGCAATCAGGTAGGCCGGGTAATCGGTGTTCATCATTACTGCGCATGAACCGGCGAAGGGTTCGACCAGGCGATCACCTTCAGGCAGGCGCGTCAGCAGTTCCGGCATTACTCGGGACTTGTTGCCCGCCCATTTCAGGATCGTGCTCATATAGCACCACCTTTGGATGCCTTTGCGCGCTTTTCTTCCTGACGCATACGAATTTTATATTCGGTTATTCTTTGCTCGCGAAGTGGGGAAAGAACAGCAAAAATCTCCTGACAGCCAATTAGCAAGCGACCATATATATCTGACAACTGATCTAAGTCGCTTATTTCTTTTTTGTAGTCAGCAATGCCTACGCAATCACCAATAAGATCGCGAGTTAACATAACTTCGGATTTATAAATAGCGATTACCTCGGTCACCCGTGTACGCTTTCCTTCTGCGATTCGCCATACCATACGGCTTAAAACATAATCTCCGTTTTTAGCGACGGAAATATCGTGAGTTTCATTAATTGAAAGCATTGGAATTTTCCTTCAGTTCCTGACATTCAACGCAGCGAGTCACGCCATGAATGGCACGGCGACGCTTCTCCGGGATTGGCGCGTCGCAGTCTTCACAGAAAGAAGCCGCTACGCTGACCGGGCGATTTACTACGCTGGCGATGTTGCGCGCCAGCAGCTCGTCGGCGCGGGCCTGCGCCATGTCCATTGAGTCAGCCATTAGTGCAGCTCCTGTGCCTGGTCCTCAAAGCGCTCTGCCTCTTTGTCCAGCAGTTCGATAATCTCCACTGCAGACAATTCTTGTTGGCGGGCATGAATTGCCAGTGCGGCCAGGCGGATAGAAACCGATAGCGCATCATCAGAACGCTGCTCAGTTTTAGCCTTATTCAGCATGGCGCTAAGCGCTTCGTCATCAGCTTTATAATTACGGGTCTGGATATTTCGCATGTTTCTTTCTCCTGAATTTTGGCAAAAGAATGCCCGGCGGGTTAACGCCATTTATTTGCATCGGGTTATTTAGTTAGAAAGGGTCATTCGCTTTGGAAATAAACTCACGACTGCTTTTAGATGATTCATTGCACAAATAAGCGCCTTTCGTTCATCAGTAGTCAGTTCACTAAAATCAGCTTCGTGCCTGTCTTTACCGATGTTAGCCAGGAAAAGAATTGCGCTCAGTGCGCGCTTGTTGTCCCGGTAATTACTGTCTTTAACATCGCGCATTTCAGAGAAAAAACGAGCCATATCTTTTTCACAGTTGCCGCCCATCAGCTGCGCGCGAATTAATGCTACGTGATTCAGCGCCGAAACTCTCTGACCGGCAGTAAGCTCAACCAGCATTGAATTGCCCTCGATAGCCATGATTTACCTCTTTGCTCTTTTTCCTGTACCTGCTGGCTTAATACCGGATGCCAGCGCCTGCCGTTCTCGCCCATAATCCAGCCATTCCCGTAGGACATTGACGGACTCTGTCGCTTGAGGTGTGCCGCAAATGAAATCATCGTGCGCCCTCAACTGATGCCAATCGAAGCACCCAGCCCGCTTATAACGTCAACGGTTGAGGCTAAGGTTGGGTTAGAGTGAACGCGTGTCTGTACGGCCAGTGCGGCCAGCATCATGCAGCGAATGCCGGTATTTGCGGCTTCCATAATACTGCGGCGGCATGTTGCAGTTATCCGCTCCGGGTTTGCAGCGCTGGCGGCCATGCTTCCAACTTCAGCGGTAGCCTTCAGCACGTAGGCCGGAAACTTATCTTTTGCCAGCTCGTTTATCGGGACGCAGGGTAGGCAGTGCAGTTGAGCCAGCGCGCCGTCTATCAGCGTTGCGTCTTCGGTCAAATCGGTAAGCAACAGCAGTTCTGGAACAGTCAGCTGATGAACTTGATCCGGGTTTAGCTTGTTGCGCAGGGTCTGTGCTTTCATGCCTGCATGTTGCGCCAGCTCAGCCATGCTGTGTGTCAGAGCAAACTTGCGGCAGGCGTCGTCATAGTGGTTATGGGTGGAAGTCTTAAAATCAAACATGTGCGAATCTCCCTATTCACTTAATGTGAATTAGCCGCCAATAATGAGCTGAAAACGGGAATGGCCGAACGCTTTACGCAGCTGTTCTTCTTTCCAGCGAGCGTAATAAATGCGAATAGGCCCGCCAGCTCTTTTGCATCCTTTGCGGATAGAGCGAGCTTCAATTGGTAAGCGCGGGTTGTCGCCAGTTGTCCAACGATAAACAGTACGAAGGGACACGCCTTCCAGCTCAGCAAATTGCTCAGTTGTAACGATAGGGGCCGGAACTTTGAAGATTGCGATTTCAGAAGCCATATTGCATCATTCCTCTTTTGTATGTTTCTGCCATTGATTGCCAAAGTTTTGCCGACGTTTGCCATCAATTGCCTAATTCATAGCGATACTAATGCTAATTTTAGTATCGCGCAACATAGGAATACCAATTTTAATGCTTAATTCTAATTTTAATAACGAAGCGTTACTAAATAGGATTTGTGAGGTTTACGGTTTCACTCAAAAAGTTCAGCTAGCTAACCACTTCCAAATCGCCGCCAGCTCTCTTCAAAACCGCTATACACGTGGCAATGTGTCTTACGACTTTGCCGTGCACTGCGCTTTAGAAACTGGTGCTGATCTTAAGTGGCTTATGACTGGTGAAGGGGCGGTGAATCCCACTGGAAGCGAACCAGATAAATCTGTGAGGCTGGAGTTATTTACATTAAGCGAGGGAAAACTAACTAAAGTTAGCAATCTAAGTATTGATCAGGACTTATTTGGTAAGCCGCTTAAGAGCGCGGTCTGCGTCAGGAATGAAGGAAAAAGCTACATTGTTGAACAAGAGGCTTCTTTAGCTGATGGCCTCTGGATTGTAGATATCGAAAGCTCAATCAGCCTTAGAGAGATAACCGTTCTGCCAGGAAGAAAAATTCATGTCGCAGGCGGAAAAATCACGTTTGAGTGCGGCATTGATGATATCAAGCCTTTTGGCCGCGTAATTGGCGTGTACAGCGAGGTGAACTAATGACCGTGCGCAAACTTTCTCAAGGTGGCTGGATAAGCGAGGTCTACCCTAACGGGCGAGATGGCAAGCGTATCCGCAAAAAGTTTGCGACTAAAGGTGAAGCGTTAGCATTTGAACAGCATACTACTCAACAGCCCTGGAATGAGGAACAAGCAGATCGCCGCACACTGAAAGACCTTATCACCTCCTGGTATAGCGCTCACGGCATCACCCTCAAAGACGGCGAAAAGAGAAAGCTTACAATGACTCATGCATTTGAGTGCATGGGCGAGCCGCTTGCAGTTGATTTTGATGCTCAAATGTTTTCACGCTACAGAGAGCGACGCCTCAAAGGTGACTTTGCTCGTTCAAATCGCGTTAAGGAAGTTTCTCCCCGCACGCTAAATTTAGAGCTGGCATACTTCCGTGCCGTATTTAATGAACTCGGCAGGCTCGGAGAGTGGACAGGTGAAAACCCTTTACGACACATTCGTCCCTTTCGAACTGAAGAAAGCGAAATGGCTTGGTTGACACATTCTCAGATAGAACACCTGCTATCAGAATGCCGCAACAGTGATCAGGCAGACTTAGAAACCGTTGTAAAAATTTGCCTTGCTACTGGCGCAAGATGGTCAGAAGCTGAAGAATTGAAAAGAAGCCAGGTAACAAAAAACAAAATTACATATATAAAAACCAAAGGTAGAAAGAACCGGACTGTCCCTATTACAGATGCAATTTATAAAATAATTCCTGAAAAAAAAACTGGTCGATTATTCGCTGATTGTTATGGCGCCTTTCGGTCAGCTCTTGAAAGAACAGAAATTGAGTTGCCAGCCGGGCAGCTTACGCATGTTTTACGCCATACGTTTGCAAGTCACTTTATGATGAACGGGGGAAACCTCTTGGTGTTACAACGAGTCTTGGGCCATACGGATATCAAAATGACTATGCGATATGCCCACTTTGCACCCGACCATTTAGAAGAAGCCGCAAAGCTAAACCCGCTAGCCAAAAGTGGCGACAAAATGGCGGCAGAGATGGTCAAGGTTGGCAAATGATTGGCAATCATTGGCAACCTATGTCATTGTTAAACAACGCAAGTTATTGTTTTTACGTTGGTATTCAACTTTCTCATAATCGCTTGGTCGCTGGTTCAAACCCAGCAGGGGCCACCAANGCGGCAGAGATGGTCAAGGTTGGCAAATGATTGGCAATCATTGGCAACCTATGTCATTGTTAAACAACGCAAGTTATTGTTTTTACGTTGGTATTCAACTTTCTCATAATCGCTTGGTCGCTGGTTCAAACCCAGCAGGGGCCACCAATTTTTAGCTGTGAAATCAGCAGATTAGAGCCACCTTTCAGGGTGGCTTTTTTGTTCTGCAAATTAATTCCCCCCTTTTTGTCCCCCCACATTTTTTCTTTAACTTCACAATTGCATGTAAGAACGCCAAACTCAGTGAAACTGAAACACAGCTCTTCGAATCTGCATCCTGTAACCTCATCATTCTCTTGCTCGTTATCGAGCCTTGCTGAACTGTTCAATTTTTTTGCTTAACTCTATCCGAGGAGTGTGCATTAAGACGTTCGCCAGATGCCTCATCCGACCTTTTTAGAAGGGTGATTTCTTTAGGAAGAAATTCACTGCCTCCTTCTGTTTTGTCAGTTAATACCAGGTTTTCCCCTTCTAACTTTACGTCAATAACTGCAAATAAATATTTTTACCCATAATAATTTCATAGACATATCCAACGCCCGAATTTCTAAAGGGTTGTTTGTATCCTTTCAATAAGAAGTAATCAGTAATTTTTGGTGTTGCTCGAATGAAATTCCTGATAGCTGGAGTTGAAATTACTCCATCGAATTTACCATTATAAACATTCAAATCCATCGTTGTTTGATCATCTTTTATAACCATTCATTTGCTGAAATTGAACCTTCATTGTCACTTTCAGTTCGTGATGGCCAAGAGCCACTCATTGATGGCGTAGATAAATACCACTACTCAGCCAGATTATAATTTTCTTAACTAAACCTGAGTCTACTGTCGAAATTGTAAAATAGCCCCAACAATAGAAGATGATCAACGCGAAAGGTATTGTGCTCTGTGAGGCGGATAAAGAGAGTAAGCAGGCCAGTGTTTATGTGACCCATTATCTTCAGCCTCAGGTGGCTCAGCGTGAACAGTCGCGCATGCTGCTGGCCGGCTCTGCAGCTCAGCAGGTAATGACAAGTGGAGAGATGCTGCTGACACATGTTGGCCCGAACGAGGAGCCAGAAGATCATGAGCGTTCCCTTTTTCAAGAGTCCTGGCGCGATCAGAGCAAAACCCTCACTATCCTGCCACTGGGTTTTACCCTAAAACGCTGGGGGGTGCTGAAACTGGTTCAGTGCCAGTTCAACAGTTTTACTGCAGCCAATCTGCGGGTGTTGCAGCAGATTGCTGAGCGCATTGCGATTGCGGTAGATAATGCGCTCGCCTGTCAGCAGATTAAGAGCCTGAAAGAGAAGCTGCTGTATATTTTACTGGAGCAGGAGTTCGAGCGTGTCGGGGGAAACAGGCTGATCCCGGTGGATGTAAGATTGATCGCCGCCACCAATCGCGATCTTCGGCAGAAGGTGGCAGACAGAACGTTCCGCGCGCCCTGGGGGCTGGCCTGCCAGAGAATTTCAGCACATCTGTAATAAGTCATCATGCATGAGGCGCTGATTTTTCTATTACACCGATGAATTCACAGAACATCGGATTAAATCTGACTGAATCCGTGAAGCTCTTCAGTTAACAGATGCCATTCTCCCTTTTTTCCGGTGATACTCATAAGGGACCGACAAGACGGCTGATCCTATAACCTGACGGCGCCCTGTTTAAAAAAGAGACCTTGGCGTATTTATTATGCTCAATACTACGATTTACTCGCGGATGATAGCGGTTATAAATTATTGATACAGGAAAAAGAAAATTAAACACTAAATAAAACTCCTGATATCAGACAACTACTCAGATGAACAGGCAGCCATTTTAGCCAGACGACGATGAGTCGACTCACTGATAAAATGTAAAAATAAAAAACAAATGATGCAAAATGAGGACAAATAAGTGATTCCAGCCATCAGAAAAAACTTTATTTATGCATAAAAAAATATATTGTTACATTCCGCAAAACAGCTTATTACAGAGAGAAGATTTTTCCGTTATTCATCGTCAGGCCAGCCCGATAAAACTCAGTGAGCCGGGGTACAGTTTTAAAGATGATTCAATTCACCACGATTTTCAGTCAGGCAACGTTTCCCGCTGCAGGCATAGGCGGAAGGATTTCCGCAGTATGGTAAATGGTATTATTTAACAGGCCCTCTTTTCGTCCATGTAGCATTAGTCGCTTAAGGTGTCAGCCTGGAGGTAAAGAACTCAGCGTAATGCAGTGGCGCTTTTAAAAGGCATCAGCTTCATAACGCGGGTATAACAGCAGTAAAGATGCTTTAACTAACCGAAAATACATTAAAAGGAATTGAAATATGCGTGATTTAACTCTGTGTGAAATTGAAACCGTAAGCGGTGGTGAATTTGTCTCTACCATTGAAGGGGCGCTTGAAGGGGCTATCTGGGGCTTTATCGAAGGTCTGGCAACCGGTGTCACGGTCGGTGGAAGTGCAAGCCGCAGTGCTGTATTCGGACCTATTGCTCAGCTCTGTGGTGCGGTTCTGGGCGGCGTCATTGGCCCGGCCGTATGCGTCATTATGGGTGCCTTGTGGGGAAAAGATGCTGTCGCCGCATACGCTGCTGACTTCCGCGTCAACTACGGTACCAGCGGTTCACAGTTGCTGGTATAA